ATCACCTTCCTCAACTGCTAAGCCTCGATGTAGGTGAGTATAGCTAGGAAATATTAGACCGCTACCTGTCGGTAAAGGCTCTACTATTCCCCTGTTTAAAAATTCTGTTCCGCCACCTTTGTAATCGCCTGTATTTAAGGGTACTACAATACTAACATCTGAACTGGCGTCGTGGTGCCAAGCACCTTGTTTTTTATTCTTTAAATTATAATTTGCTATCTGTATATTGCCACCTGTAACGTGGCGGTTCCATATCGTTAATAAGATTGGATTAATAAAAGATTGAACTACGTGTAGCAAAGAGTTGTATAACTCTGGACATTTTTCACTTAAAACTATTTCTGGTATTTGTCTAAGTTCGTCTTCTTCTGGATTCGGGCAAAATGAAAAATGTTCTTGCATATTATTTATTTCATCTAACAATATTTGGCAAAACTTTTCTGAAAACAAAGGAACGGTATATACCTCTTTTAAAGGCTCTGATATAACGCTTGTTAAAGGATTATCTTCTGGGTTACTAACTCCCATACTCTTATAAAAGTCTACGATATTTGGAAGAGATGCTTTGGCTTTTTCTAGGGTTTCTTTGTTTAAAAACCAATCAGACGGATATGCGAGTAATAGATTTTTAAGCTTGTATTGTTGTTCTTCTAAATATATTTTTTCTGCTAGCATGTTGTTCCATATGTTAAGGCGTTGAAACTGTTACGCTTCCTAACGCTGATGTAGCAGAAACTCCTGTTAAGTAAGTGCGATGGCTCGTTAAATCAATAAACTCAGTCCCGTCAAATACTTGTAGCGTTTCTGTTGTTGTATTAAATATTAGCGTGCCTTGATTAAAATTCAAAGAATCACGTTCAGTAGTCGACAATTGTATCGTATTATCTGGATCTACTGATCCTAAGTTTATCTCTAAAATTCTTATAAGTCTATTAAAAACAGAAGCTGGCACATATTCGCCTGTAGCAATCGGTAGTTGAGTTTGTAAGAGTTTGCTCATCTTCTACCGTCAGGTTTTATATCTATTCTGGTCGCCCCCAATCTCCAACCAATACCTAAGTTACCGTCGTTATCAGCGTCGTCGTTTGACTCAAAGCGCAATACCATTTGTCTTGCTCTGCCTCTAACATACGCTTGTTGCGTTGTTTCGCTTATTTCGTTTGTTGAGTTAGTTGTTAAAGAATCTCCAGGAAAGTTTCTGGTTTTAACAACAATATTAATTGAGCCGTTATTTTGGTTTTCTATAAATTTAAAGTCAGGAATAATTCTTCGTATAAAAGTAAATTGATCGCCCTCGCCTATATCAAAGTCAGAACTTTCTATAAAAACGTTAGTCATCGGCGATCCGTCTGCGTCAAATCCTATTTCTTGTTGATATAAATATCCGCCGTTTACTGCTCTTGGAAAGTTTTCTATACCAGCATCTAGCCAAGCCGTTCTGCTTAGTTGGCCATACGTCCAAAGGTTTTCCATATAGTTATAAATAACATATCTGTCTATTTCGTCGCTGCTAGAAGAACAATAAAACCAACCTACTTCGTTTTTATCAGCAATAGTAAAAGCGTTTATTTTAAATGACTGTACTAAGTTAATATCGTTGAACACGTAATTATGAACGTTACAAGGTATGGTTTGAACGCTACCGTTATAGCTATAAAAATTATTGTAACCCATCCAGTAAATAGCTGAAGGCGCTGTTACTGCTGCTTTAGGTCCAACCAGTCCTGTTCCTTCGTTTACTAGGTTTACTGCAAAAGTAAATGGCGGTCCAACAAACTGCATACTATATAAAGCAGTATCGGTCCATACAAGTATCTCTTGCCTTGATTTAACAGCTCCAATAATAGATGAGCCAGATGATAGTCTTAACGAACCAGCAGTATTAGTAATTAAAGGCTCAAACTGTAAATTATCTTCTTGATCAGAAAAAGCTATAAGCATCGGATCTACTGTACCGGTTCTAGCTGTACCTGCATCATTTAAAGGATCTGCTCCTAATACAATTAAATGCCTGTCTTTTTCAGAAGTAATAACTTGTAAGCCTACGGTTGGAACCAAGTTAGCTCCTGATATACTAGACATGTCTACAGCTCTAGTATCGGTACCATTATTTTCTGTCCATTGATAGATACCGCCGCCTCTAACATTCATTATTAGGTTTTCGCCAAAGTGATCATGCGTCCAAAGTCTAAGCTGGTTTACTACGGACAAAGCTGTTGCAGAACCAAAGGTTCCCTCACCCCAACCGTTTAAGCCCCAACCAGTACCAGGTATATATACATCCAGTCCTACATTTATTTGATAAGTTCCTACGGTACTTGATCCGCCATTTCCTGTATCACTTGAGTTTGCTGTTACAGTATCTCCGTTTGTATCTTTAGCCGTGATGGTATAAGTGTCGGTTGTTACTGATACTATTTGATATTCTTGGTTTAAAACGTCCGCTGTTATATTGCCACCTAAACTTACTGCATCTGAAAACGTAACAAAATCGTTTTTAACTGCGCCATGCGCAGTATCACTTACAGTAATAGTTGAAGATCCATCTGTTGCGGCAAAGGTAACATCTCCTGCTGCTGTAGTAGTTCTTATAGGCGTAACGTCGTTAAAGTTAGAACCTTCTTCTATATAATATTTCCAAGTGGTACCAAGTCCTAAGTATTTAGTTCCTTCTAAAGCAACCCAAGGATGCAAAGCTCTGCAAGTTCCAAGAAAACTATTAGGAGTATTTTTGGTCCATCCGCCAAATTTTTCTGGATATCCTTTTCTAAAACGAACTAAGTTGACGTCAAACCAACCGCCCTCGTTACTATAATCGGTACCTTCTCTGTTGATACCTGGGTTAAATACTGCTTTCTGTAAGGTCATTTAAAGGCTCTAATTCTGGTATTTTATTTATTGTTAGTAAAGTTTTAATCAAAGACTCTTTTGAGTCAATCTCTTTTAATTTTTTTGCTGTCTTTGCATACTCTGTTTGGTTTCCATCTTCTGTATAAGGAATAAAAAAAACCTTATTAATAGGCAAGGCAACAAGGCAAAACATATCTATTTGCCCGTTTCCATATCTTACCATTTTATTTTGTCGAATGTTATCCTGAGTTCTTTTGCTGGTTCGTATTTCCCAGCGATAATAATCAGCTCCCCTGCGTTTATAAGTGCTGTTTGTAGTCTTTACTTGTACTTTATAGAGTTGACCTTGATGGTCTAAAATTAAATCGGAACGATGACCTGCTGGAGCTAAAATAACAGAGTCGCAATATCTCATCAAATATGACGCTGCCAAATATTCACCTGCTAACGCAATACGCGTTGTAGCATGTGGCATTTTATCTCCTTATATTTTTCCCCACTCTTTGCCTTCAAATAGTAGAGATTCCGCGTTTCTTCTCCTTACCAAACCTTCCAAAACTTTTCCGCCTGCTTTATTCCATCTTTGCATTTGCGCAGGCACATCTTCGTATTCTTTATTATTTAAAACTTTTAACATCGTAGACGCTTTTAAATTAGCTGGACCAAGATTAAATACCCAAGATACTAAAGCGTCGAATTGATTTTGGCTTAGATCCACTTCAACTAAATCGTTTATATATCCTTCGTATTCTTTCATCTCTTCTAATAAAAGATGATCAGCTTCTTCCTGAGTTATAGTATCGCCTTCTTTTACACCTTTGGTAGAACCATAACCTATAGTCCAAACTCCTGCTGCACATTTATAAGCTTCAAGCTCGCAGCCTTCAAACTTTTTAATAAGGCATAAGCCTTCTTGAGATATATTCATATTAGTCTCCTTTGTTGCTTGAGTTAGAAGCCCCAAAATAAAACGAAATAATTGCGCTAGCCAATCCACCTAAATATCCTAATACTAAATTAATTAAAGCTTCTGAGTTTTGTTCTGGCGGTTGTAACGTAACCAAAAATATATAACCTAAAAAGCCACCTATAGTTGCTATACCAATTATTCTTGCAGTCCAGTCTTTAGAAAAGTAACCCCTAGCGTTTTCTTTTTCTTTCGCTTCTAAAGCAAAGATGTCAACTTCAAGCTCTTTCATTTTTATCTCAAAGTCTTTTTCAGCTTTTTTAAGCTGTAGCATTTGTTCTGGAGTTGCATTTTGAATTGCTGTTTCAATAGATTTGGGATTATTTGGAACTCCCAATACTTCGGATATCATATTCGCAGCCATACCGCCCATAGGTCCACCCAAAGCTGTACCAAGTGTAGGAGCTACTGCGCCTACAACGTTTTTTAATAATCCTTTAAATTTCATAGTAGAACAGATACTAAGGCTATAGCTAGAGCGCCTATAAAGCCAAATACTCCGAAGGTTGTCATTTTAATTGTATTATTAATAGAAGATATTTCGCTTTTTATATCAGCAAATTCATTAAAGGCTGTCTTCCAACGCTCAGAACATTGGGCCTCATGCTTGGCAAGATCTGCCGCTACAGTTAATGTTGTTGGTCTTGTTGTCGCCATTTATATAGTATAAACCTTTAACGGTTTCTTTTTTCCTTTTACGTATATTTTTTTATGAAAAACACCATTTTGCGTTTTCTTAATTGTAGCTTCACCAATTAGTATGTCAACACCAGCTTCTTTCGTTGCAGACTCAAGACGAGCTGCTGTATTTACCGCGTCACCTATAGCTGAGTAGTCAAATCTTGTATCACTACCCATATTGCCAATAACTGCATATCCGGTATTTACGCCAATACCAATCTCAACACCAAGATCGGCCATTTTAATTTTATCTTGTATTTCTTTTGCGCAAAGAACTGCAGCCATTTCATGGTCAGGTATATCTATAGGTGCGTTAAATATTGCCATCATCGCATCACCAATATATTTATCCACCATACCATCATAAAACTTAACTGTATCTGCTTGAATAGTTAAAGCCTTATTCATAATCTTGGTTACCTCTTCTGGTTCTAGTTTTTCTGATAAAGATGTAAAACCTCTAACGTCTGTAAATAAAAATGTGCAATATTTTTTCTCGCCACCAAGTTTTAATAACTCAGGATTGTCTTGTAATTGTTTT